ATGGAAGCATTTGCTTGCAGTTCCTTTATGGAGTGGGTTTACAGCGAAATGGGTACGCTTGCAACTGTGGCGGTCCTGTTTATAGCAGTGGCGTTTTACAGGGAACTTGTGATCCTGCCTGAAAGGAGGCGCGGGAATGACTAGCGCGATACAGATTTTTAATCAGATTGAAGACATAAAGCCCATAGATAAGCAAAAGAAAAACATGTACATGGGGTTTTGTTATGTCCTTGATTGTTCCAAGGGAGTAAAAATTGGAAGTGCCAAAGACCCATATAAAAGACTCATGTCATTAAAGAAAAATATTGAAACATATGGGCATGGCACAATTAAAAGAATTGCCCTTACGCCTCAACACACGAATTTCAGAAAAAATGAAAAATTTCTACATGCTCATTTTGGCTCCAAAAGAATACCCAAGACAGAGCTATTTGAGATGGATTTTGAGTCTGCTGTTTGTGCAATCTTTGATCTCAATCTCGAATATAAAAATGAAGCGGAGGAAATAGACAGAAGCGCATATGCTTTTCTAGATATGATGAAGGGCGTATTAGGGTGGGAAACCCCGGGAGAGAAGTGATGACAAGTCAAATTCAAGTATTCAACTTCAAAGGCGAAGATGTAAGGGTTGTGAACCAAGACGGGCAAGTTTGGTTTGTCGCTAAAGACATCTGTGATTACTTCGGAGATACCAACAGAAACCGCACCATGCAGAGCCTCAGCGAAGATGAAAAGGGGTATACGCAAATGACTACCCCTGGAGGAGTACAGTCAATTGCTATCGTCAACGAATCAGGGCTATATGCAATGCTCTTTGCAATGCAACCGGAAAAAGCGAGGGGTGTTTCTGATGATTACATTGCATACAGAACCCTGCGGATCAATGAATTTAAGCGTTGGGTGACACATCAAGTTCTTCCCTCAATCCGCAAGCACGGCGCATACATGACACCTGAAATGATTGAGAAGACGTTGACCAATCCTGACTTTATCATAGGGTTATGCCAGCGTTTGAAGGAAGAACAGGCTAAAACACAGCACCTTGAATCAAGGGTACAGGCTGACGCTCCGAAGGTACTATTCGCCGATGCGGTCTCAGTCAGCACTAGTGAGATATTGGTCGGCGATCTGGCGAAACTTCTCAAACAAAACGGCGTAGACATAGGGCAAAACAGGCTGTTTGAGAAGCTCCGCGAAGACGGTTATCTGATGAAGCAGGGAAGCGCACGGAACATGCCGACACAGCGTTCAATGGACATGGGTTTGTTCCGCATCAAGGAGACTGTGATCAACAAGCCTGACGGTTCAGTTCTTATCACCCGCACACCGAAGATAACAGGCAAGGGTCAGCTTTACTTTGTCAACTACTTCTTAAACGGCAAGGAGGCGGCTTAAATGCAGGATGAGATTTACACAGTTGATCAGCTTGCAAAGGTCTTTTCACGGTCGCCCCGCACTATCTGGAAGTGGGCGGCAACAGGCAAGATACCGAAGGGCATAAAGATAAGCCACAAGTCCCACTACTGGCGGCGCTCTGAGGTAGAGCAGTGGATAGACGACAGGAGGATAGCTTAATGAGCGTCTTTAAAGAAGGTTCAGTGGGTTATCTCACATCAACGAGTTCAAAGCGGCCATTCGCGGCAAACGGCAACAAGTATTCCATGAATGAGCCGCTTTACTGTTATATCGGGCTTCAAAAGGGTGTCGGGGTAGTTCATCACATATTTAAGTCTGTCAGGGGTGGCTATCTCGTATCGGTCGCAAACATTGATTTTGTCATCGGTGATGTTGAGTTCACGGAAGACGGCAAGGCGACAAGGAAGCCGAAGCGCGGCAAGTCGCAGAAGGTACACCCTGAATGTACTCACCGGGCAGAACTCAGTGATCCGTTTCTCAACGTCTACAACAAAGGAGGCTGGGTCATATGACAGACTGGTATATTGATCTACTGTTGATCCTGATGCTTTGCCTTTGCGTTTACCTGTTCAGGGAGGACATCAGGAGGTGGAAGCGTTGAAGCCGCCGCCAATTTTACTTGCGATTACAGTAGCCTTATCATTAGGAATCTTTTCAGCTTATACACTTCAATGTCAACCCACAGAACAAGCCCAAAAAACAGTAACAATCCAACCTGCACAACCTGTTGACCACGTTGCGATCCACTGGATCAGAAAGTACAACCCGGCACTCTCTGAGTCTGAGGCCCGCGAGATGTACAGCTACGTTGAGCAGACGATTGCGCGGTATAAAGCTGACCCGGCATATCAGAAGGGCGCGGCACTACAGGTCACACCGAGGCTCTTTCTTGCTCTCATTCTGAGGGAATCATCGGCGCGGTGGCAGTGCATATCTGATCATGGGGCAATCGGGCTAACTCAGGTAATGCCTTTGCACCTTGAGACGCTCCACAAAGCGGGAGTTATCGAAACGCCCGAAGTTGAAGAATTACTTGACACCGAGGCGAACATCCGGGCAGGGGTTCACGTGCTGATGGTCTATGCGAAGGGCGTTGACAGTATTACCAAGGCTTTGAGCAGATACAATGCAGGGCCAAACAAGGAACATACAGGGCGCAAATACGCCAAGAGGGTTATTGAGCTTTACAGGAAGATAAGAGGGTGAATATGTTGTGCTAGTCGAAAACACATTGTTCGGAATTGAAGATAAAGTCGAAATCGCCCTTGAAATGCTCCGCACATTCGAGCCTAAAGAAGGTTACTACGTGGCGTACAGTGGAGGTAAAGACAGTACGGTAATCCTTGATTTAGTGCGAAAAAGCGGAGTGAAGTATGACGCTCATTACAACAGGACAACGGTTGACCCGCCTGAGTTGGTCAGGTTTGTGAGGTCCCAGCCCGACGTGATTGAAGATCATCCAGAGATGTCAATGTGGGATTTAATAGTCCAGAAAAGAATGCCTCCGACAAGAATAGCAAGGTTTTGTTGCGAGTCCCTTAAAGAAAGTAAAGGTAGAGGTCGAATAATGGTAACAGGTGTAAGAGGCGAGGAAAGCTCTAGAAGGGCTAAACGGAGACAAATGGAGAGTTGTTATAAGGATTCAACTACAACCTTCTTACACATCATCTTCCATTGGTCAGAAGATGAAGTTTGGGAGTATATCCACGGTAATAATTTGCCTTACTGCTCACTTTATGACGAAGGATTTAAGCGACTTGGTTGTATCTGCTGTCCAATGGGCGGAGGTAAGAAGCAAACCCTTGAAGCTGAACGATGGCCTAAGTATAAAACATTGTATCTAAAGGCTTTTGAGCGAATGTTGGCAAAAAAGAAAGAGGATGGCATTAATACACAAGGTTGGAACACTGCACAAGATGTTTGGGATTGGTGGACAACAGGCAAAGATAGAGACCCTGATTGCGATGGACAAATTTATTTGTTTGATGATTAAAGAATAGGAGGTTAAGAAATGGAACCGTTAAAAATCAAGAAACTGTGCGATGCTGACTTTTGTGCTTGTTCTCCCATGACGCAAGCCACGAGAGAAACAACAACAATAGCCGAATGTGAACAGATTTACAGACAGGCAAATGAGAAAGGAGATGTCGGCCATGACGCTGACGCAGAAACAGCTTGAGGAGATCAAAGCGATACATGAGACGCTTAAAGAGAGTGAGCTTGTCAATGAGAACTCGGAAGCATGGAAAGCGATACTCCGGCTCGGTTGGCTTGTTGATGATCTTGCGGGTGTAGGGGTTAGGACATGGGCGAGATAGCCGAAAACAAAGAAAGCCTCCGTCGGCAAACGAAGGCGATCCGATAACGAGAGAGGTAATTTTTCTGTAACTCAATTATATCACTAGGAGGTAATAAAAATGAACAGTACAAACAGCATAGATATTTTCAGGGACTACCCGGACGCAAAATTCAACCTGCTGGTCCCGGTCAAGACGATCACGCAGATATCACCACTGCACAAGGTGTCAATTAACACAGTCGAGGTGAGCAAGGATATCAAGGACGGGGATATATACCTTCAGGACAAGGGCAAGAACCTTTTCGCGCTGACCAAGAAGGGGCTCATGAAGTTTATGGCCACAGCAAATATTCAGGTGGTCAAGAGCGAAAGCGTCACGCCCTCTTCCTGCAAGCGCTGTATGGAAATGGCGAAGGTCACGCGTACCCCGGCCCCTTGCAGCACATGCAAGTCAAAAGATGATGTCGCTTGGGCCGTGACTATCGCTGTGCCTGATCTCTCTGGTGGCTACAGGCTTATCACAGCAAACAAAGAGTTCCTGTGCGAGACAGAACAGGAGCAGATGAAGAACAATGCCTATCAGTATAAACAGGCGTTCGCTTTCAGGTCTGCACATGCAGAGAGCAAGGCGCTGTTAAGGGCACTCAGGGAAGCCTTGATGATCAAGCCGACTTATGAGCTTTCGGAGCTGTCGAAGCCCTTCGCTGTCCCGGTTATATCTCCGAACTTTGACGACAAAGACCTGAAGAACGCGGCAGTCCAGCGATTTGCAAACGGGTCCAGTTCTCTCTACGGTGGCGGGCTTTCTGAGCCGCTTCAGATTACAGAGGGTGACACTGACTGTATAGACGCAGAGGAAGACGCGGTAGAAGTAGAGGTCGTGGACACCTGCCCCGAACCTGCATTTGATGATTTCGTAGAATGCCAGGGGTGCGGCGAGATCCTTGAGCCCTTTAAAGATTCAAGCGGCAACGAGTGGAGCGTCAAGAGGACTAAGGAATACAGTAACGCACACTTCGGCAAGACGCTGTGCAAGAAGTGTATAGCGGTTGCTGTCGCTGAAAAGAAAAAGGGCGCGGCGTGATGAAGATCGCACACACAGGAGACATTCATTTGGGGCTGGGCTATCCCGGACCCACTCCGCAGAGTCGGTTTGACGACATAGTGCGCACGATGCGCTGGTGCCAGCAGGAGATCATAGAGCAGGAATGTGATCTAGTCCTGTTCGCCGGGGACGCGTTCAAAGATTCCAAGGTCATGCTCGACCGGGCGGCTATAGAGATAGACGCGTTCACCTCATGGCTTCGCGGGTTGTCTGCTGCCGGTATCCCTGTAGTGGTTATCTCCGGCACTCCTTCACACGATGCGATATCAGCCTACGGGCTTATAGAGCAGATGAATATCCCGCTGGTGCAGATAGTCACAAGGCCGCGGGTTGTTGAGGCGGCGGGTGTGAAAATAGCCTGTGTTCCGGGGCTTAACCGCTCACAGATAGCGACCGCTGAAGAGTGCAAGGGGTTGTCTGCTCAAGAGATACACAAGATCATGACCGACAAGCTGACGGACGTGTGCTATGGGCTGAAGGCTCAGGGCGGGGAGATCCTTTTGTCGCATCTGACGCTCGCAGGGTGTGATGCAGGGTTTGATGAACTTGTCATGCAACATGAGCCGATATTGACACAGGAGGCGGCGGGGCAGTTTGAGCTTGTGTGCTTGGGGCACATACACAGGCCGCAAAAAATACAGATAAATCCGCAGTCTGTCGCCTTTTACTGCGGTTCCCCTGAGAGACTAACTTTCAATGATGAGAATATACGGCCTGGATTCTGGATTCAAAACTATTCCCCTGATGATATTAATCCACACGCACCAAAACTTACGGTGTCAGAATTCTACGAAACACCGGCGCGTGAGTTCCTGACGCTGTCGTTTGATGGGCCCATTGATGTCAAAGATAAGATGGTCAGGGTTCGCACCCAAATGTCCGAGGCCGAGTTTAAGATATTTGACCGACAAGAATATGAAAAATGCCTCTATGAAGACGGCGCTTTCTATGTTGCTGAGATCCGCATAGACGTCAATGCTTCAGACAGGGCTCGTGACGAGAGCGTTAAAGAAGGGATCGGGACGCTTGAAGCGGTAAAGAGGTGGTGTCTTGCCAACGAGATAGGTGAGGCGGTATCAGAAACGCTCATAAACCACACAAGCAAAATACTTGAGGAGGTAACACTATGAACCCTATGAAGCTGACACTTGACAACTTCGGGCCGATTGGTCACGCGGATCTTGATCTTGAGGGTCTTGATCTTGCTGCTGTAGTAGGGCCGAACGGTGCGGGTAAATCCACAACATTTACCATAGCGCCCACATGGGCACTCTTCGGCACAACAAAAAACGGCTGCTCTGCTGACAACCTCATCAAGCTGGGGTCTGATACTGGCTCTGTCTGTTTTGAGTTTGAACACAGGGGCGAACGCTACAAGGTGATCCGCACGAGATCGACCAATGGCAAAGGCAAGTCTTCCCTTGAACTTCAACGGCTGGCGGGTGATATCTGGGTCCCGTCAAGCGGTGCGACTATCAGGGAGACGGAAGAAAAGATAGTGGCGCTTCTCGGTCTCGACAGCAACACGCTCGTCAGTTCTTCAATGATCCTTCAGGGCAGGGCGAATGAGTTCACACAGAAAGCGCCGGGGGAGCGGAAATATATTCTGTCTCAAATCCTGGGCCTTGATGATTATGAGGTGCTTCAGGCAAAGGCGAAGGAACATGTCGCGGGGCTGTCCCGGAACATTGAGGATATCAAGACAGAGATATCAAGGTGCGAGGACAAGACAAAAGAGCGCAGCTACTACGCCGGGCAGCTCGAAGAGATAAACAAGGCTATAAAAGCGGCGACAGAGGACACGGCACGGGACGAGGCGGCACTTAAACAGCTTCGCGGTGAAATGGCTAAGCTGGACAATGCTCAGGCTGACATTAACAAATTTAAAGTCAAGGTTATGGATCTGAAAAAAAAGAGAGATTCGGCAGAGCTTAGTCTGGCATCAAGCGGAAACATTATTGGCGAATGCGAAATAAAGCTCGAAAGAGAACCAGACATACTTAGTGTTTGCGCTGAGATAGAGAAGGCAGAAAAGACGCTTGCAAATCTTGATCCCCTTTTAAAGCAGCAGGAAGCCCTCACAAACGAAAAAAAGACACTCATATCCAACAGTTGTAGGGATGAGGTCGCCCTGTCGAGGCTGACCGAAGAAACGGGCAAGCTATCGGCCTTCCTGAACCGTACCGGAGAGTACCGGGAGGCAGAGAAGCGGATCACAGAGATAACGGCAGAAATTGAGCGGCTTGAAATAAAACAGATTGAACAGTTCGGGATAGAAAACGAGATCGCCGCTAAAAAATCAAAGATATCTCTGATGCGATATGAGTACAAGGCGAAGCGTGAGAGGTTGGAAGCGGAGATAAGAGAGCTGACCAGAAAGACCGACCTGCTGAAAGATGCGGGCTGCGTAGATATCGCGGCGGCCCAGAATAACCCTTGCCGCTTCCTGAAGGATGCCGCTGAAGCGAGCAAGAGATTGCCGGAGGTCGAGAAGGAGTTACAGGCTCTCTCTGATGCTGACATTCGGGCGCTTGAAAAAGAATACGCTGAAATGAAGGAGCAGAACCCGGAAGTCAGATACGGGGAGCAGATAACTAGCCTTAAGGCACGCAAAGACACATACAGGGACCTTGCAGACAAGGCCAGGTTGATAGACGAAAAAGAAAAGATGCTTGCCGCTTATAAAGCCCAGATCCGCGAAAAGAACGAAGCTGTTGAAGCCGGCATTAAGCGCGACGACGAAATAACTAAAGAGCTCGGCAAGATGTCCTTTGATTTGGCACAAGTCCCTACGCTCAAATCAATAGTCGCAGAGTCCATGGAGTGGCACAAGGCAAAAGAAGAGCTTCCGGTGCTGAAGGAACGGCTCAAGGGTGCGCTTCTCCAGTATGAAGCTGTTCATAAGGACATTGAGGCGCTGAAAGCTGAGGTTGTGAACGTAGAAACCGAGATATCCGGCCTGTCAGGACTGCTCAGAGATTCCGAAGCAAGGCGGCGCGAAGCTGAAAACATAGAGGCCCATGTTGCCGCCTGTAACAACCTGATCCGCATCAAGACCGGAGAAAAAGCAGTGTGCGAACAGAAGTTGAAGGAGATAGAAAAAGCCGCAAGGGACATTGAAGAAATGACCTTAAAACTCATGCCGCTGTCTCAGGACTATGAAGCCTACTCACTACTGGTCAAGGCCTTCGGTCGTGACGGTATCCCGGCGCTGATTATTGAAAGCGCGGTGCCGGAACTGGAGATTATAGCCAATGAGATACTCGGCGCAATGTCGAACGGTCGGCACTCCTTGGAATTCAGGACGCAACGGGAGCTCAAAAGCAGGTCGGGAATGGCTGAGACGCTGGACATTATAGTCCAAGACTGGGCGGGTGAACGCCCCTATGAGACATTCTCCGGCGGTGAACAGCTCAGGATCGACTACGCTATCAGGTTCGCCCTTGCAGAACTGCTCACAAGAAAAGCAGGTAGCCGCATTGAGTGGCTGGTGATTGATGAAGGCTTAGGAAGTCAGGACAAGGAACACCGGGATCTTGTCCTTGAGGCGATCAGAAATGTTGCCGGGAGGTTTAAGAAGGTGTTTGTCATAACTCACGTTGAGGAGGCACAAGGGGCATTCCAGCAGCAGATCAGGTTCGAAAGCACGCAGAATGGGATCGAGATATCAACACAGCATTGAGGAGGAGGGGCGGGGTAAAAGCCGCCCCTATTGTTAGACATAGACGGGGGGATGGAACAAAAAAATGAAGTTGCCTTACATGCAGTTTTATGTGTCTGACTATATGAACGATAGCAAGGTTAAGGTTTTATCCCTTGCTGCACAGGGTCTTTATGTACGAGTACTGGCCTGTCTATGGCTTGAAAAAGAGCCGTTTTTGCCCTGTGAACCTGAGTTGGTGGCAAAAATAACAGGGATACAATTAACGGATTTTATGCCCGCTTGGCTTGAATTATGGCGCCCTGGGTATGAACTTTTCACCCTCTCAAAAGACGGCATAAGATTTACCCAAAAGCGCCTAAGAATGGAATGGGAAACAGCCGAAAAAAAGGGCCAAGTTCGCAGTAATGCGCAAAAAGAAAGTGTAATAAGCCGAAAAAACAACAAAAAAACAGCAAAAAATACAGAGTTGGACGATGCTGATAAAGATAGTGATACCAATACCGCAATAGCAAATGACTTAGCAAAAGGCATTGCAAAACCCTTGCAAAAAATAGCTATATTAGATTCAGATTCAGATTCAGATACAGATTCAGATACAGATTCAGATACAGAAAAAGAGTTAAAAGATAAAAAGACAGATACATTGTCCCCCGCTGTCGCGGTTGTCGGCGAAACAAGTCCGCCGACCTCATGCCCGCACATTAAGATTATTGAACTTTATCACAAGATCCTTCCCGAGTTACCTCAAGTTGTTGAATGGACGGAAACCCGCAGAAAAATGCTTGCTCAAAGGTGGAAAGAGAAAAAGGATAGACAGTCTCTTGACTGGTGGAAGTCCTATTTCCTCATGGTCAAGGCTTCCAACTTCTTGACAGGCAAAACAGAAGGTCGCAACGGTGGTGCTCCGTTCCTTGCGGATCTCGAATGGATTATCCGGCCTAGCAACATGACGAAGATCCTTGAAGGGAAGTACAAGAATAGAAAGAGCAAAGATATATACGACCAGGCGGCAGAGGCGGGCTTTGATGAGTGTATCCAGAGCTTCTTTGGCGACAGTTACGCAGATATGACAATGCCGAAAGCAAAGGTTATCAGTCATGGTTAAGGAGACTGACTGGGGGCCGTTCTGTGCTCTCATGAAAACGGCGGCAAATGTGTGCGCCACAGAACCGAAGGACCGGGACGCGCTGGGTATGATGTTCTTGATTCTATCGCCGTACACGATTGAGCAAGTTAAGACTGCGGTATTTCAGCACTTCCGGACTAAAGAAGGCAAGTGGTTTCCAACGACGGCGCACATTATCGGGCTGATTGACGGGAACGAGGACGACAGGGCGGAAATTGCTTGGAGAACCTTCAGGCGGGCTGTCGAGAGGTTAGGCGGCTATGAATCGGTGAGATTTCCTAACTCCGCATATCACTACGCGATCAGGGAGTTGGGTGGGTGGCAGAGGATCAACGGTGATTTTATGAACATGACAGAGAAGGATCTCGAATTCTGGGGGAAGACATTTAAGAAGCTGTATCTGATCGGTGAACGCAACGCAAGTTGGGATAATGTGCCCGGTTATTTTCCAGGACTGTTTGAGACACAAAACACACTTCACGGATATGAGCAGTTCGTTCCACCGGTATTAGAAGTCACAACAGGTAAAAAACTAGACAGAGAGGCATTAAGTGCGCCAAAGGACACGCTCTATGCGTTATTAGGATTTAATCGAGAGACCGATTTAACGAAAGGGGAAGGTAAATGCTTAAAACAAAAGTAGAGGCCATCAGAGAGGCGCAGCTAATAGCAAGAGCTAATCTTTCAGAAGGGCGCAGGTCCTTCTCACTTGAGGTTGCAAAAGCCCAGATAAAGAAAAGGCAGGAAGAAAAGGCCACGCGCACAGGCAAGGCTAAGAGGGCGGCACGCAGGGCGGAGCATGAGGCGAAGGAAGGAGCTAGGTCCGAATGAAGCGCCGCATAACCAAAATCAAATACAAGCCCGGCGACTTTGTAACAATCAACTGGACAGCGGGAGAGAAGCACGAGGACGAATACAGCATCAAGTGCAGGGACGTGCCGAGGGGTGAGTTTATCTGCGCGATGTCCGAGCTTAACAAGCACGTGGTGGAGATGTGCGAACTGCCCGAAGAGGCGGCATTCAGGGTACAGACAAGAAGCGTCAGCCTCAACTACGGGGGCGAGAATGAGACGCTGGGCGCGACTATCTCCGCTCAGATGGAACTGCTCAGTAGCAATAAGCCGCTCAACATCAACACACCGAACAAGACGGTGGAGCCATATAACAAAGATACCCCATGGGATGAAAAGATCTGCCTGACGGAAGAGTGTACCGATGCGATATATGAGCTTATCGAAGAGGCGAACTTGTACATTGACGGGACACGGGCGCAGGGGTCGTTGTTTGAGGCGGAAAAGAAGGCGGTGTGATAACGCCCCTTCCGAAGAAGGGGCAAGCCGAAATGTTACAGGTGGATAGTTGGCGCTATCCGCCCCAATAATAGCAGACGGAGGGGCGAAATGAAGGAATATGAAGAGTTCTTAAAAGAAAAAATAAAGATGGCGCACATGAACGGGGAGACTTGTGACGCTGACGAGATCAGCCAGGTATTATTCCCGCACCAAAGAGATATCGTACAGTGGTGCGTAAAGGGCGGGCAGCGGGCCATCTTCGCATCTTTTGGGCTTGGCAAGACTTTGATGCAGGCAGAAATAATGAGACTGCTCAACAAAAAGACAGGCTGCAAAACGCTGATCGTTTGTCCGCTCGGTGTGCGTCAAGAGTTTATGAGAGACGGCAGGATGATAGGTGTCAACTTTGAGTTTATCCGTAGGACGGAAGACTTTGAAGCGACAGACGGAGCTTTCTTTCTGACCAACTATGAGAGCGTCAGGGATGGCAAACTTGACCCGACGCTATTCAATGCCGTATCGCTAGACGAAGCATCGGTTTTAAGGTCATACGGGAGTAAGACATATCAGGAGTTTTTACCGCTTTTTGATGGTGTTAAGTATAAGTTTGTAGCTACGGCCACACCCGCGCCGAACAGATATAAAGAGCTGATCCATTACGCCGCATTTCTAGGAGTTGCCGATTCCGGACAGCTTTTAACAAGGTTCTTTCAGCGCGACAGCACACAGGCCAACAACCTCACGTTATACCCGCACTCGGAAAAGGAGTTCTGGGCCTTTATGCACTCATGGGCGGTATTTCTTCAGAAGCCGTCAGAACTTGGGTACTCGGATGAAGGTTATGTCCTTCCCGATGCGGAGATCAAATTTCACGAGGTGGAAAGAACAGACTAAGTTGCAATTGAAAAAGATGGCCAGATTCTCATGTTTCCAGAAGCATCAGCAGGATTGAAAGAGGCGGCAAAAGAGAAAAGGATCAGCCTTGATACGCGTGTTCAGAAAATGAAAGAGCTGGTTGAGGGGTACATTTCACAGGTTCCCGGCGGGGTTATGTCGCCGACCGGAGAGATTAAAGACCAAATAATAATCTGGTGTGATCTCAACGATGAACAGACAGCCGCAGAACAGGTAATTAAAAGTCTTGGGCTTAACTGCTCATCAATCTACGGATCTTTGACTACGGAAGAATGCGAAAAGAGGCTGGAAGAATGGCGCAACAAAGAGACATACGCGCTGATCGGCAAACCTGTAATGCTCGGAAGCGGGGTAAACCTCCAGCAGTGCAATAAGGCTGTCTTTCTCGGCATATCTTACAAGTTCAACGACACAATACAGGCCGTCCACAGAATACAGCGCTTCCAGCAAACAAGAACGTGCGAGATCCATTTCATTTACTGCGAATCAGAGCGGGAAGTTTTACAGACACTCAACAGGAAGTGGACAGAACACAACAAGCTGATGGCCAACATGAGCGAGATCATCAAAGAGCATGGACTTCACAACCTTGGAATTGTCGCACTCCTGCGGAATATGGGAGTAAAGCGCCGGGTCGAAAAAGGTCACATGTACGAGGTCGCACTTAATGACTGTGTTGATGAAGCCAGGTTAAAAGAAGATAACTCGGTAGACCTCATAATCTCATCTATCCCTTTTTCAAACCACTACGAGTATAGCCCGAACTACGCTGACATGGGCCACACGGAAAGCAACGATCACTTCTGGTCACAGATGGATTACTTAACGCCTGAACTTCTCCGGATACTTTCACCCGGCAGGGTCGCGGCTATCCACGTAAAAGACCGGGTGCTTTTCGGCAACGTCACTGGCGCAGGGATACCTACCATAAGCCCGTTCCATGCAGAGGCAATATTCCACTACATCAAGTATGGTTTTGACTACATGGGAATGATAACGGTCGTGACAGACGTGGTCAGAGAGAATAACCAGACTTATAGGCTCGGCTGGACCGAGAACAGCAAGGACGGCACAAAGATGGGGGTCGGTTCACCAGAATATGTGTTGCTCTTCCACAAGCCGCAGACTGACCGCACAAGAGGATACGCAGACGTGCCGGTACAAAAGGACAAGCGCGAATACACAAGGGCGCAATGGCAGATAGACGCTCACGCTTTCTGGCGGTCTTCCGGAAACAGATTCTTGACAGCTGAAGAGCTTAAGAGCTACGGACCGGAGGATATAGGCAAGGCGTTTAAAGAGGCAAGCCTTGACCATATCTATGACTACAAAGCGCACGTGGAAGTTGGCGAAGAGCTGGACAGAAAAGGCAAACTGCCATCTAGTTTTATGGCCATAGCGCCGGGCAGTCATAACCCCATGGTCTGGGATGATGTGAACCGCATGTTGACGCTCAACGGAGAGCAGACAAGGAGGGGCTTACAGTCTCATATATGTCCTTTGCAATTCGACATTGTAGACCGTCTTATCACACGCTACAGCAATAAAGGTGATCTGGTATATGACCCTTTCGGCGGGCTTATGACCGTACCGTTCAGGGCTATAAAGCTAGGCAGACGCGGCGGTGCAAGCGAACTCTGCGAGGGGTATTTCAACGACGGGATCAAGTACCTTGCACTTGCGGATTCTGAGATGTCAATTCCTTCTCTGTTTGAGATGGAAGATCTAAAGGCTGAGTAAATGGAGGCACAAAATGGGACTAATAATTGATTCTTTCGCAGGAGGCGGCGGTGCGTCAACGGGTATTCGGATGGCAACCGGACGAGATCCCGATATAGCTATCAACCACAATGCCGAGGCAATGGCGATGCACAAGGCTAATCACCCTGGGACTAAGCACTACATAGAGGACATCTGGGGAGTTGACCCAATAGCAGTTACAGGAGGACAGCCAGTTGATCTTATGTGGCTTAGTCCGGACTGCACTCACTTTTCAAAAGCAAAAGGCGGCGCGCCCAAGTCACCGAGAATCAGAGGGCTTGCTTGGATCGCTGTCAAGTGGGCGAAGGCAGTCAGGCCGAAGACAATAATCCTTGAGAACGTTGAAGAATTCAAAACGTGGGGGCCGATAGATAAAGAAGGCAATCCTATTAAAGCGCTTGCGGGGCAGACATTCGATGTATTTATCCGGCAACTTCGTGATCTCGGTTACACAGTGGAACACAGAGAACTGGTTGCCTGTGACTATGGCGCGCCCACATCAAGAAAACGCTTCTTTCTTATCGCAAACTGCAATCACTCTCCTGTCTACTGGCCTGAAGCGACACACGGACCCGGCAAAGATAAACCATACCGGACCGCCGCAGAGTGCATAGACTGGAGTATCCCGTGCCCGTCAATATTTAACAGGAATAAGCCGCTTGCAGACAATACTTTGAGACGCATTGCAAAGGGCGTTGTCAAATTTGTTATTAATAATCCTGATCCGTTTATCGTGAGTTTTAAAAATGGGGATCAAATCTGTGATATCAATATCCCCCTATGCACTCAAACAAGCAGGGACACCTTTGGACTTGTCTTGCCGCATATAACCAAGTTTAGAACCGGGGCCACTGGGAAAGAAATTAATGCGCCTGTTCCGACCATCACCGCGGGCGGGCAAAGCGAACGCCCTGCGGGTAGCCCTCATGCCTTGGGGATAGTCTCAGCCTTCCTTGCTCAGTATCACAGCGAGACAACGGACAGCGGCGTAAGGGGGCAGTCACTTAATAATCCGATGCTTGTAATTGACAGCAATCCGAGATACGCGCTTGCAGCCTGTTCGCTCACGAGACAATTCGGAACTTCAATAGGGCAAGACATTGACAAGCCGATGCTTACGGTAATGCCTGACGGAAGTGGAAAGACGGGACTGGTATCAGCCTTTCTCACAAAATACTACGGCAACGAGAAAGACGGCTGTCGGATCACTGACCCGATGGACACGATAACAGGCAAAGACCGAATGGGGCTTGTAACGGTAGCGATCGGCGGCGAGAACTACATCATAACCGATATAGGCTTAAGGATGCTCCAGCCGAGAGAACTATTTAACGCTCAGGGGTTCCCGGAGGACTACATCATTGACCCTGTTTATAATGGCAGACCTATGACGAAAACGGCACAGGTCAGAATGTGCGGCAATTCAGTATGCCCGCCTGTCGCTGAGGCTCTTGTCAGGGCGAACTACTACGAAATGCAGAAAAAGGAGGCCGCTTAATGGCAAATAAATATCTCTATATGGACAAACACTTCAAGCTCTGCTGTGTGCAGAAAGACCGTAATAACGGGAAATACTATATAGCCATAGGCGATGAGAAGCACACGCTAGCGGGCGGCAAGGTATGGTATGAGACGGTGGAAGAGGCTCAAGCAGTGCTTGACGAGTTAGCTAAAAATATGTGCTGGCAACATGCTTAGAAAGGGGAGGAATAGCAATGTCTAGGGGATTCAACAAAGTTATATTGCTTGGAAATCTAGCCAAAGATCCCGACATAAGGGCAACACAGAGCAAGCAAAAGGTGGCAAGGTTGACCGTAGCGGTCGGCAAGCAGTGGAAGGATAAGCAGACAGGCGAGGCAAAGAGCCACACAGACTTTATTAACGTCTCTGCTTGGGGCTTCACCGCCGACATTTGCGAGAAGTACCTGAAGAAGGGCCGCCCGGTACTCATAGAGGGGCGCATCAGCGTCCGGGATTATGACGATGAGAAGACGGGCAGGCACGTATGGATCACGGAGGTTATCGCCGAGAACGTAACGCTCTTAGGCGGTGGACAGAACAGCGGACAAAACGCAGGTAACGACGACCCGCAGAGCAGGACTGACACACAATCCAGCGTGGACAGAAACACGGACAGGAACACGGACATGGGGAGCCTGAGAGACGAGGCTAACTTTGAAGACGAATTTCCGCTGGACTTCTCCGAAATGGGCGGCGTTGAAGGCCCCGGCGAAGTACAGATTCCTTTTTAGGGGGGAGGTTACATTATGTCAGGACTTGTAAAAGACGTACACACAAAATGCGCTGGGTGTGGCAGTTCGGCGAGATTAAAGTTTGATGTCAGCTTTGAGCCATGGAGATACGTTGCAGTGTGTAACAACTGCACGCAAAGAGGTGCACCCTGCGTGACTCAAACACAGGCTATTGAAGATTGGGACAGGAGGCAGAAAGAAGAGATGGCAGAAAAGAAAAAGCGTGAATATATAGTGGTAGCAACAAAAAAAGAAGAGATCGGAGCAGAATATTTTCTTTGTGGCACGGATGATATTTATGCTATGCAAAAAGCAAAGGAATTACTTAATGCCCCAGACTTAGACAGAGTTTTTATAGCTCAAATAATTGGATACTCAGAAAATATTCGGCAAATAACGCGTATCGGAGACGACGAATGTTAAAGGCGTACATAGCCCATCCATTGCGGGGCAGAGAGCCGCACACAGAGGAAAAGATCAGGGAAAACATAGAACTTGTATCCTCAATTTGCAGAGATATCTCATCAGGCCCGACCAAAGTCATACCCTTTTCGCCCATTCACGCTTTCGCTTACATGGACCCTCTGAAATATGACCAAGACATGGCAATGAGACACTGCTTAGAGTTGCTCTCTACCTGTGATGAGCTGTGGGTGTTCGGAGACTGGGAGACCTCAGAAGGTTGCAAGATGGAGATCGAATTCGCGAAGAAAAAGGGAATCCCCATCAGGGGGGCGGTTAAATGGGACCCAGTTTAGCGGACCTCTGCAACCCTTCAGAACATGCCGAACAGACACATTTCTTTCTCATGGCGGCCTATCTCCTCACGCCAGAGCAATACGAGCTGTTATACGCCATACCGAACGGGGGATTACGGGACAAACGTAACGCGGCAAGCCTTACAACAGAGGGTGTCAGGCGCGGGGTCCCAGATGTCAGCTTTGACTACCCTTCCAACGGATACCACGGCTTACGGATTGAATTCAAACGGCGCAAAAAGTCAAAAACAAGCGAAGAGCAGATACGAAAGATCGAACTGCTGAACAAGCACGGATACAGGGCAGTTATTTGCAAGGGCTGTGACGAGGCTATCGAAGAATTGACCAACTACTTGAAGGGGGATTGTAAGCATAATGCATAAAAAACCGAAGGTACCTCCGCGCGGAATGCAGCAGATATGCGACATGTTTGAATTATTCCTGGATTATTACATGACCGGGCTGATGTGCTTCTTTGACGATAAAGAGCCGTTCCCCGATTCCGGAAAGCTGTCAGAGCTGGTCAATGCGCCGTATGCATCAGAGGCGTTAGACGTGAGGGTGCAGGGCGGGCCGGATATTCCTTATGCCCAAATGCTGGCGGAGCGGATCATGCCCATTGAGCAGCTATTGAGACGTTACGGAGGTCTTGAGCGATACCGGCTTGTTTTCAGCCTTTATGAGGTTGCCGAGCCCGCACGCGCGAAGGTACTCAAGGATCTGTCGGACAAGGGCGGGATGAAGTTCCGGAACCTTGAGGCACTGGCAGAGGCACATGGTATTACTCCTGCAGCTGTCAGACGCAGGAAAAAACGCGCATTGATGCAGTTGGCTTACGAGGTATACAGGCGGGAGGAGATCAAGATTGGGGGCACGGACTAATGAGAAATGACCTGATAACAGAGGCACGAGCTACAGAAATAATCAACGAGGTTTCGGAGTTTTTGAAAATTTCATCAGACAGGATAAAAAAACTTGCTATAGACATACAAGCGGCGGTTGAGATGGGGCTTACTGATGCGGGGTATGAATTGGCTTTGTTATATGCCGTTGTATTTGCCATATCTTGTTGTGAAAAAGATCTATATGAGGCTATAGCTAGAAAACTTTATATTATCAAAAATAACCCAACAGAGAAGGTAACGCTTGAAATTACTAAGGAGGGTGCGGAGTGAGTAAGACGAGAATGTGCATAATATGCGGGAAAAATCCAGCCACTATTCCAGACAGAGATACTATGAGTTCAATTCCCAAAATATGCAGGGAGTGCCACATTAAAAGACTAAGGGGAGACATGGCAATAATTATAAAGTCAAGAGAGACGAAGGAGGTGGCGGAGTGATGGAACTAATACACAACAATAGTTCTTGGGAATGTAATTTAATTGCTGCCTGTCAGTCTTATTTCGACATAATAAATGAGATGCAACTCTTTGACGGGTTAAGTTTATATGGAAAAGATAACCTTAGAATTCAAGAACACGAACGCCTTGTAGAGTGTTCTGGTTTAAGTAAAGAAGAAATGTATTCTATGACCAACAACATGCAAAATTTTGAGTCAGGTGCGGATTTTTATATTGCAATTATTGATTTAATAGATTCTAAAAAACGGAATAAAGGGGTCTCATAAATGGAGCTCTATCACTGGTACAAGGGCACAACTCGCCCGACAAGAGAAGGACTTTGCGTTGTGATTTGGGGCTGTTATGGTAGTTTGCACCGTGCATTATGTATAACAGTTAAGCCAGAGTATTGTCAATTATATCGTTTTTACAGTGAAAGTGGTGGAACATATATTGATCCCAAACAAATTATCAGATGGATGCCCATCGAGTTTCCGGAGGAGGTCTCGTGATGGAAGAGCTTAAAAAATACCGCTGTCGCACTTCATTAAAAAGGGTAGTTGTCGAAGCAAGAAACCCTAAAGAAGCACGTGAAAAACTGCGCTGTAAAAAGTGTTTAGGTGAAAAAGTTCCTGCTTTTTTAATAGATAGTTGCGGATGGCTTGAGGAGGTTGAGTGATGGAAGAGCTTAAAAAGTGCCCTTTCTGCGGGGGAAAAGCGATGTTAATCAGAGCAAGAGAATGGTATGGATATTATTCTGTCGGCTGTTCAAAATGTGGAATTGAAACAAACCTACATGATACTCCAGCCGAAGCAATCGCCGCATGGAACAGGAGGTCTAACGATGAAAGAACGCCCGATACTTTTTAACACTCAAATGGTCAAGGCGATATTAGAGGATCGAAAGACTAAGACAAGGCGGGTTGTAAGAATTCAGCCGCCAAATGATGAAGGAATATATGAATTAATGAGAGCAACGGGTGGTGGTAAAAAAATAATTGATAAATTTCATTGGATCAAAGAGGAATGCATACTTGCCAACACACCATATTTTTCCTGTCCATACGGCTCTGTTGGAGACCGACTCTGGGTGCGGGAAACTTGGAAGCTTGTCCCTGAAACAGCCTGTCGTATATTCAACTGCGTATGTCAAATAATAAACCCCTCAAATCCGCATGAAGCTGTGATTTATAAATGTGGATTGGAACGCGAGCGGGGAAACGGAAATTGGCGTCCTTCAATCTTCATGCCACGCTGGGCATCCCGTATTCTGTTGGAGATAACAGACATCAAGGTAGAGCGGTTGCAGGATATAACCGAGGAAGACGCAAAAAGAGAGGGAATGCCGGACGAGTACCCAATAGCTCCGGTTTACTGCCCTAACTGCCAAGGACAAGGCACTTGCGGCGCAGTTCATCCCGTATCACTGGGCTATATGGAGATTGACTGTCCAGAGTGCGACACGGCGAAAAAGAAGTTTAAAAACCTTTGGGATTCCATCAACGGCAGAGGCAAAAAGCCCGGCAAGGCGTGGGACGACAATCCGTGGGTGTGGGTGGTCGAGTTTAGGAGGGTTGGCGAATGAAATGTTCAATATGTGGCTGCAATGGCGTCTATTGGTCAGATTACACGAATCCATCTACCGTATGCCCTGATTGCGGGGCTATAAACTCGGTGGTTCCAGAGGAAGAAGAACACGATGGGAGATGCACCTTCGATGAATAACCCAGCTGACCTCTGCCGGGAGTGCGAAGTGAGGCAAAGGGTGAAGGAGTTGGAGGAGATGAATAAATCAAGCTTCTCCGCACTTACTTATCTTTTTGAGATGGCATTAAAGCTGTCAGAGGAAAACAAGATGCTGAAGTTGAGATTGAAGGAGGAATCAAAATGTGTGATTGTATAAACAGAATTGATAACAAGTTAAAGGAGCGGGGTTATTGCCTTGAAGCGGCATGGTTCTTTTCAGATAACGACAAACTGCGCCCTATTTTAAAACCGAATGTCGGCATTAAACGCCTTGACGGTAAAAAGCTGACAGACAGAGATCTACAGGGAGTTAATATCACATTCTGCCCATTTTGTGGGGAAAGGTATGAGGAGGAAGAGGAATGACCAGCTCAGACCTTGCAATAACGATTATGTTTGCGATCGCGTTTAGTTTTCTAGCGTTCGTGATTTGGATTAAGAGTAGGCGGTGATAGCTGTGGCAAACAGGGACTATGGACATCCTCCGACGACACGGGAGCAGAGCTTAGAACAAGAGATTAAACAACTTAGGAGTGAAGTAGCCCGGCTACGGGCAGCATTAGACAAGACAACGAATAAACACAGATATTTCAATCCTATCTATGGATGGGTAGATGATCACCTGAGAAAGAAGGAGGAATCAAAATGACCGAGCCTAAGATTCACATCTCACGTGCAATATGGGATGAAGATACACACGAAGTAGCCTATATTGTAGACGGTGTTATGACGGCAGATGTAGCCACACAGATCAAAGAAATACAGCGGTTCGGGAAGGGTTGAGGTGAAACGAAATGACCAGAGAATTCTTAGGATTTTTAGCGGATTTTATCCCTTTTGTCTTCTCATCTTATGGAATTATTAAGCTGTACCGGGATAAGCAGGAAGCAATTTTTTATCTTCTGCTTGCTATATTTTTGAGGTTATGTTGAGAGGAGGTCAAGGAATGAAACAAGAGAAAGGCATTATTGTGAGAACGGCAGTAGATGCGCAATTAAGAGGTACATATTTATCCGATAGGGACGAAAGAAGGCTATTGGAACTACGTAAACAAGCAATAGAAGCACAGGCCGACCCAGATATACTTGAATATATAGACGCCAGACTAGAACTTGACAAACCAAACATAAGTCAGGTTATAGCAGAAATAAACGCTATTTTGGAAGTTAACCCAAAACTCGAAAGACATGTCTGTGTCGATTGCAGGTTTCATAGAAATTCAAACCCATACCCGGACGATGAAGATAAAAATGATATTTGGTATAACCAAGAATGCACGAAAAAAACAGAACGATCTTATGGTGACGGGTACGGAACAGCTAAGCACGCCAATGCACAAAGATTTCCTAATTGCAGAGATATAAATCCAGATGGACTATGTCCTGATTTTTCCCCCAAGTATAGGAATAAACCATGACCACATGCGCCAAATGCCACCGAACAATCGACACCTGATGCGAGAAGACATATAAGCCGTCTGGTCAGATGGCACAGACGCGGGGGTAGTGTGCAGCCAGTGTGCGGAAGATATGAGGGAGAACGGAGACGTTGAGGAGGAAAGCTAATGTCAAAAATTCTATTTGATCTCATTAGCTCTATTGCACAAAAGGGATTAATTATCTTGGCGGTGGTTATGTTTTTAAGAGGTGAAACAGAGATAGCAATACTGCTAATGCTTGGAGCAATCCTGAACGAACTCCAGACAATAAGCGGAAAGATAGGGGAGGAAAAAAACAAGTGATCAAACTAGCAGAGAACAGGCTGATCAACTTTATAGAGTTTTTGAATGTCAACTGGCCTACACGGGAAGATGTGTACTTGTCAGTTCTCCATACGTATGACAGCGTATGGGAGGGAGAAGAAAGAGCATGGGCGGTTTACGGAGTGCCCGAAGGAGACAACGAACCTGTAATCTATATAGCGGGGATCGTGCCGGAAGAGGTACAAGAGGAGTACGTAGGCACAGATCCGAAAGACATCATCCTTGAAGACCTTGCTCACGAGTACTGCCATCATATTCAATACTGTGAGGGGCGGCTGCCGGAAGAGGAAGACGAAAAGGCGGAAACCGAAGCTGCGGAATTTGCAACAAAAGCCATAGACGCATTTTTACAGCACATTAAGGAGATCGGAAAGAAAGATCAGTAGCAACAGAAGAAAGAAAACACAACTTCAAACACCCAAAAACACCACTAACACCAGTCACAGCCTACCCGCAACACACATTTCAAAAACGTACTATTTTGCGTACTATTTAGCGTTCCTTTTTGCGTCGCTTTTAGCGTTCTATTTAGTGTACTATTTAGCGTCCTTGACAGTGTAGTCAGGCATGGTTAAAGTTATATTGTGTATTTTTGTCAGAGGAAACATACAAACAGACAGATAGACAGATAGGCCCCGCGAATGTGCGGGGCTTTTTTATTGCCCGTATCTCTGATGGAAGGAGGCTGAGGGCATGGCAAGAGAGCTGACCACTAAGCAGAAAGTTTTTGTTAAGGAATACATAGTTGACTTCAACGCCGCCGCAGCCGCACGAAGAGCGGGATATTCAGTAAAAAATTCCGATATTATTGCTAACCAGCTACTTAGTAAAACTTTAGTGGCAAAATCAATAGAAAATGAACTAAAGAAACGAAACTGGCGAACGGAAATAACAGCCGAAGAGATAATAAAAGACCTGATCGAGGTCAAAAACGTGTGCTTGCAGAGAGTATATGTTACGAACGCTGAGGGCGAGCAGGTGACAGACGTAGACGGCAACCCTATAAGCACCTTCGTCAACCCAAAAGAGGGCAACAAGGCGCTTGAACTGCTCGGCAAACACAAGGCCCTGTTCAGCGATACAAAGGTCGATGTCTCCGGCGGTCTGACTATTAAGGTCGCCTATGAAGACGGCGCGGAAAATGACAATGACGGAGACGACAGCTAGATTTAACTCAATATTCCGTTCAGCCAACAACAGCAGAAAACGCTACAGGGTGCTAAAAGGATCAGCCGGGTCAGGTAAGTCGGTCAACATAGCGCAGGATTATATAATCAAGCTCATGGACCCGAAGAACAAGGGCGCGAACCTTCTTGTCGTCAGGAAGGTCGAGGAATCCAACAAGGATTCGACCTATGCTGAACTCTATGGCGCAATAAGCCGTATCTGCGGCGATCAGGCAGGCAAGATATGGAACAGCACGGTCAACCCGTTACAGCTCACATGTACGGCAACAGGGGCGCGGATCATCTTCAGGGGGATGAATGACGCGCGGCAGAGAGACAAAGTAAAGTCGATAAACTTCCCTGTCGGCAAACTTACGTGGATATGGCTGGAAGAGGCAACAGAGCTTGAAGAAGCCGACATTGACATACTGGACGACCGCTTAAGGGGAACCCTGGACAATCCCAATCTCTACTATCAAATCACATTCACATTCAACCCGGTATCATCATACCACTGGATCAAGCGCAAATACTTTGATGTCCAGTCAGACGATACATTCACACATCATTCAACCTACAGAGATAACAAATTTATAGACGCAGCCTTTTACAGGCGCATGGAGCGGCGACGAAGAGAAGATCCTGATGGTTATAGAGTTTATGGCTTAACAACCAAGGTCATATAAAACCCGCTTAATTCGGTGAAAACCCTAACGTAAAGACGAGGGCAACGCCGAGCTAGGTTAATGTACTTCTGGTGGCTTTACGTGGGAATACATTAACCGAGTGTAACGACTATCGAAAACACGCTTAACAGCGGAAGTGAGTAGAGTAGGCCGCAAGCGCAGGCCGAAACAGCGGGGGCCCAAAAAGGGCCAAGACATAGTCTGAACCATGTGGAAACACATGGAGAACAAGCGGAAGCGGCTTGTTTGTAACATTATTGTGGGCGAATGGGGCGAGACAGGCGGGCAGATCCTCAGCAATTACAGGATAGAGAGCTTCGACTGCCATGATGACCGCTTTGATACGCGCGTCTACTCTCAGGACTTCGGCTACAACCACGCAAACGCAATACTTGATGTCAGGTTCAAGGACGGCGAAATGTACATTCTTGACGAGATATACGTCTTTGAGAAGGACACAACGGAGATCATAGAA